GTTCCACTCATGTTTGAAATTATATTGAGTCCCCCTATCTTTATCGAAGGCGGGTAATCAGAAAGGGACTTCACAGAAGGAAGCTTCCCACGGTTCTTATTTGAAAGAACAGTTTTCCAGTTAGAGCGCAAGGATCGATAGTAGCGATTCTCACAAAAAACCAAATCTTTGACCTTAGGTTCAAGATATAAATCTTGAATACTCTTAACCCGAAAAAGAGATTCCACACAAAGGAAGCCCTTTACGGAATTAAGGGACAGACTCTCCTCAACAAAAGGAAGATCTGAAGGATGAAGATAGGGTTCCAAGACCCGGGTGAGGTCGGGGACACGCGAAGACGCGTATTCCCAACACTTCCACGCGGAACGAGGACGGGAAGTGGGATGAATAAGACTAGCCTCATGGAGGAACCTTAACTCATACTCACTAGGAGAGAACTCGCCACCAAGGATAGGGAAACCAAGTCCGTGTAAATGTTCAGGAAGGAACCAAGGAACCCCGAGCTTCTGAAGAAACCCAAGATTCTTGTGTATGAACTGGCCAAGGACCCGGGTTTGTAATGACTCGGGGCATCCTAAGACCAGCTTGCTACATTTAGCACCAATAGGGAGAAAGGATTCGGCACGTTTACTGCCCGATCGGCTCATATTATTCAATAGCCCCATATTAATATACTTCAACTCCTTAAACTGGTCTTTATCTACCAGAAAGGTTGTTGAATTGATATTAAAAAAGCTAAAGGAATAATAAACTTTACCAACAGAGGGAAGCAAACCACATATAGAGGAATACTTAACCCAAAGATCCCGACCTCTAGGACTTACACAAAAGACAGCATCATCCCCATTGATTAGGAGGGGAACATCTCTAAGAGAGATCCTCCGACCCTGGTCCCGTTCCAGTACATATCGACAGATCGCAAGATTGACGATACAAAGGATAGGGAAAGATGTAACGCTGCCCATTAGCTGACCATTGGTCTGCTTCCTCTTTAAAGGAGGGAGCCCCTCTCGTACTAGCTCAATATCATGGTAGGTCATAGACTCAAAGAACATCTGAGTATCTTCGAGGTCTAAATCCAAAAGTGCCGAAATCTCGTTAACAACGATATTGGAACACCAAGAGAAAAGAGAGTTAGTCGCATCCGAG